ATGTCGCTTTCGTCATCCGACGCTTACGCCCGCAAGATCGTCGGCTGGCGGGTCAGCGCCTCACCCCATGCAGGCTTCGTTCTCGATGCTCTCGAACAGGCCGTCCATGAGCGGCGCCCGGTCAAGGGCATGGGCCACAGCGACCGCGGCAGCCAGTATCTGTCGATCAGATACACTGAGCGACTGGCCGAAGCAGGCATCGAACCTTCGGTCGGCAGCGTCGGCGACAGCTACGACAATGCACTGGCTGAGACGATCAACGGGCTCTTCAAGGCCGAGGTCATCCACCGTCGTGGTCCGTGGCGGAGCGTCGAGGCCGTCGAATACGCAACCCTCGAATGGGTCGGCTGGTTCAATAACCGCCGCCTGCTGGAGCCCATCGGGAACATACCGTCAGCCGAATCCGAGGCGAACTTCTACGCCGTTCTGGAAATTGAAGCCATGGCCGCGTAACTAAATCAAACCAGCCTCCGGCAAACCCGGCGCGGTTCAGACCGGCGACATAGCGGCTCTACAGGCTATTCTCGGCCACCAGACCATCACGATGACCATGCGGTATGCGCACATGGTGACCGATCATCTGCATCGCGCGATGGGCAAGATGGACGAGGCCAGCCGCACAAAACCCGGCACAGGTGGAGCGGATTGCTCACTTGCGCCGGACCGGAACGAAGTGGCACGGTATTGAAAATAAAAGAAAAACGTGGTGCCCGCTGCCGGACTCGAACCGGCACGACCTCAACGGTCAACGGATTTTAAGTCAGGAAGCGCGTGGTGCGGGCGAGGGGACTTGAACCCCTAAGTCCTTGACGGACAACGGGTTTTAAGCCCGCTGCGTTTACCAATTTCGCCACGCCCGCGTCACGCTGGTCACAACGTCACAGCCTATGTGACGCACCTTGCGACCTGACAGACTCCGGTAACTTCAGGTCTGTTGAAATGTCAACCGGAGTTCACTTCGGCAGGCTTCCCTGCCCTCGCCCGGTCACTGGTTGAGGGCAGCTGCCGCCGCCTTCAGGTTGGTGGGTGCGAGGTGCGCGTAACGCATGGTCATCTGCACCGTCTTGTGTCCCATCCACTGCTTAATCACCGGGATCGGCACGTTACGCTGAACCATACGGGACGCGCAAGTGTGGCGGCACACGTATGGGACGAAGTTGGGGTCGTTATCCAGCCCCATCTGCGTCCGCGCTCGGTCCCAGACATAGCGCAGGGTGTAGTTGTCCATACCGGGGAACAGAACGCCGTCCCCATGGAGTTCCTTTCGCCGCTCTAGGATGGCCTGCACCCGGTCGGTCATGTAGACGCTGCGCGGGTGGTCGGTCTTGGTCCGCCACACATGGATGAGGCCCTGCTTCAGGTCCACGTCGCGCCCCTGGAGAGCCCAGAGCTCGCTGTTGCGGAAGCCGGTGTCGATCAGCACCTCGACCGCCTCGGCGTGATCGTCCTTCCCCCACTGCCGCATGAGGGACAGGATGGTCTGCTCCTCGGCGGGCGTCAGGAAGCGGATGCGCCCCTGCCCTTCGCGCTTGCGCTCGATCTTGGGCATGGCCTGAATGTGACCGCGATCCAGGCAGTAGCGCAGCACCTTCGACAGGGTCGCCAGCTTCCGGTTGACCGTGCCGTTGCTATTCCCGGCCTTCTGGAGGGCTTCGATGAACAGGTCCACCGCATGGGTGTCGATGCTGGAGACCGGCGCGTTCGCCCCGAAGTGGCGGTACAGGGCGTTGAAGTGGAGCGTGTGCATCCGCTCGGAGGGAGTACCCACCCAGTAGCGGTGCAGCGCCCGCTCGCAAGCCTGCTCCAGGGTCATCGACCCCTTGCCCCGCCCCTGCCCCTTGCGCTGAGACGGTCTCGCTTTCGAGGCCGACCCGGAAGCGAAACCATCGGGACAAGGGAAAGGCTCGCCGCGCAGCAGCGCAGCCTTAGCCTCCATCACCCACGCCTCCGCATCCTCCTTCGTGGGGAAGGTGGCGCGGTGACGCTTCCCTTTGTGGGTCACATCAGCCTGCCAGGATGAACCGCGCTGACGAATAGCCATGATTAAGCCTCCATGAGATGTACCAAGGTCTTGGCGATGCGGCGTCCCTCAGCCGTCAGAGAAAGGTTCCAAACTCGGCGATCTTCCAGAGAGCGGACGGACTGAATAACGCCGCGATTAACCAGGGTCGTAATTAGTCTAGAAACAGACGCCTTAGTCATATCGGTATCGTTCACAATATCACGCTGCGTAATCTCACCATCACGCTGCATTATCATTGCAAATGCTAAGGCAGCCTGCACTGGAAGTTCGGCGTCTATTTTACGAAGCTCCTCCATCACCAAAACAAGGCGGCGGACGGCGTTCGGGTTGAGGGTGGACATCGTCCTTACTCCCAAAAGAATGACTGTCTGAGTTGTTATCGCTAACATACTGCACCTTCGAGATGCAGATATAAACCGGACCCACGATCACCTCAAGACCGTCGCGGTCGCGCGACAGTTGCATGAGCGGGCCTCCCTTCGGAGCGCCCCGGTCGGCGTACACTTCCAAACCCCGAAACTTGGCGTAGAGAAAGCGCATGGTGTCCTCTTAGCTTTCTTGTTGATCTTGTCAGGGGTCCGTCATGGGTGGCTCCCCTGGTGCCCCGGCCCGCACTCGGCACCGAGACCGTCTCGCATCAGAGACCAGCGAGCACAAAAGTGGAACAGGCACCTCTTCCTGTCAATACCTTCCACGCCACACCGATCTGATCCCTCTCAAACGGCCAGTTTCAGGCGCTGGCCGGTCGCCTTGTCGATCACGATCACGCCCACCAGCCGCTTACCGACTCGGCGGCGGAGTTTCAGGAAACGTTTGCTCTTGGCGATCCCCTTCATGTCACCCTCCCAGCACGGCAGAGCCGATCACAGACCAAAGCCACAGCGTGAAGAAGAGGGCGACCATCGCCACCCCCTCCTTGACCATCGTCCAGGGGATCACGCCACGTCCTCCCCGAAGAGGTCGTCCCAGGTCTCAGGGTCGATCCCGGACAGAAGCCCTTCGCGCTGCTCGGCGGTCAGGTCGGGCAGGACTTCATGGATCATCCCCTGCCCCTGGAGCCAGCGGTGAAACCGGGCGTGCTGGTCGGCGTCCATCACCACCGACACGGCGGTTCCCAGAACCGGATTGCTGGCGGTGACAATGGTCAGGCCCCCTCGGTGGGTTACGGCGTAGGACGGCTTGAAGAACATGGGTCTTCCTCGTGTGAACCTCAGTTGACAAAGCGAAGGGGACCGGCCCACCCCGGTCCCCCAGGGGAGCCCGTCAGGCGGGCATCCCGAATTCCTTGCAGAGCTCCTCGTAGGACATACCGAAGCGGCGGGCGATGTCGTCCAGGCGGGCCTTTGCGGCCTGCTTCTCGCCCTCGGTCCCGGCCCGCTGGTACAGGTTCCAGACCTTGGAGAACCGCTTCCGGTCCTCGGCGCTGGGCTTGTTGCTGTTCGCAGCCTTCGCCTTAGCGCCGCCGGTCGTGCGGGACTTGTTGGAGCCTGTGGAGCCCTTCGCGGAGCCCGTGGCGCCCTTGTCAGCCTTAAGGCGGCTGATCTCTTCCAGGGCCTCGGCCAGCTGCTCGCGGAGCCGCTGAACCTCTTCCTCCAGCTGCTCGGTCTTGCTCTTGCGCTTCTTGCCGGTGGAGCCCTCGCCTACCCCCTCGCCGGAACCCCCAGCGCCGCCGGAGTCCTTCGGGCCTTCCTTCGCCCGCTTCCAAGCCTGCCAAACGGAGATCGCACCGTTGACCGTCAGGGCCTCATGCGCCTTGTCCGGGGTCTCGGCTGCTGCTTGCCGGATTTCGTCCCAATGCTCGGCTAGCTTCATGAGCTTCGCCCGCCACGTTCGGGAGAACGTGAAGCCCTCGGCCTCGCACCACTTCCCGAATTTGCCGTTGCCCAGGATGGATTTCGCTTCCCCCAGGGCCGCGCCAATGTCGCGGAAGGCTTCCAGGGTCTCCAGGCTCGCGCCCTTGGTCTTCTCTTCCAGGCGCTTGATGTCGGCGGAGAGGCCCGCCAGGGCGGCTTCGCTGTTGCTGTTGGTCATGGCTGTTTCTCCCGTTCGTTCGGTTGTCAGGCTTTGGCTTTCCGAATTGCGGCTTGTCGGGACCACGCCCGGACGTACATCACCCCGTCCCGCCCCTTGCCGCGCTCCCAGACGGCCCAGACAGGGCCTTCGTGAGGCGACAGGCCCCAATAGGCCCCGCCTGCGTCGTATTCCCCGGCTGGGCCTGCGGCGCAGAGGTGGGCGCTTTCGCTGAAGGCATTGGCGGTATTCACTCGCCCGAGCGGTGCTCCATAGCGTCCGTCAACAGGCGGAAAGGGACGAAAGCGGGTAGGCATGGCGTGATCCTCCTCGGTTGGCTCATCAGGGACCGGGAACCACCCGGCCCGACCGTCGCCCAGGCGGGAAAGCCCGCCCAGGCTAGGTTTCGCCTCAATATCGTCTCGGCAGCGGGACCGTTTGGACGCACGTCACCCGGAGAAGACCCAATCGCTGCCCGCAAAGGTGAACTCCGACACGTCCCCGCCCAGGACCAAGTCACGGGCGAAACTGTCATAATCAAAGTACCGGGAGATCACGTCGGGGACGTTGTCCAGCATCCCGGTGCTGTCGATGTAGTCCTCTGCGTACTCCCGCACGGTCCCCTTGAAGGCGGTCCCGTGGTCGTTCAGGTCCGGGCCAATCACGTCTTGCCAGCGGTCCCCGTTGTTGGCGATCCGGTGATAAGCCGTGGCTGCGTCGTATTCGGTTTCGATGTAGGTCTCTACCGCTTCGACCCACTCCAGGATGTCCGCTTGGTTGGGACGGCTGACGGAGAACAAGGCGGCCTGCCAGTCCTCCCCGTCGATGAACTCGATCTCGACCTCTTCCACTCCGGCGGCCTTCATGTGTTGGTCAAAGAGCCGCATGTCGGTGTCGGAGTTGAAGTAGAACCCCGTGGCGTCGAAGGTGTAGGGATTGGCGTAGAAGGTCATGGGGGCGGTGTTGAAGGCGGTCATGGGTCTTGCTCCCGGTCATGTGGTTTGAGATACTGCCGGGAACCGCGCGGCTTGCTTTGGTCGGCGTACCGCGCGGCCCCCGGTCAGTTGGCGGGGCTACTGGTCAAGACCAGCACGCCCAGCACAACCAACAGGAAGAGGGCTGCATGTTTCGGCATGTGGCCCTTCTCCTTGTTGGGCTAGGGGTTCAATGCGGCTGGCATCGTCAGGGCCATGGAACCACCCATGACCGACCATCGCGGGGCGGTGAGGCCCCGCTAGGTTTCGCCTTCATGCTGCCCGGACTTGCGGGAGTTCATTCAGGGTCCGCCGCGCTTCCTTTACGGCTTCCCGAACCATATCCGCGAAATACGAGCCGTAGCCCTTGGGGCCGCATCCAAGATGGTCCCGGAAGTCCTCGGGGCGTTCGTGGATCGAATTGCCCAGGTAGTCCGTCCCGATCACCATCCCGTTGCAGAAGACCCGGACGCGGAACAGGCAGTTGACCCACTCTCCGCTTGCGATTTTCTCTTGGACTTCCCCTGTGTCGTCCCACGAGAGGTCCGGGCTGTCTTCCTCGGTCCAGTCCAGGACAACCGCGAAGTTCCAGGTGCGGAAGGTCCACAGGGTTTCCCACTGCATAGCGTCCTCCATCGTTGCGCTTGGGATTGACGGAAGGGACCGGCGTTACCGATCCCCTCGGCCAATCCCCCGGAACGGATGCGAGACCGTCCCGGAGGCGGAACCATTCAGGCAAAGCGAACCACCCGACCAAGGGCGTCCGTCACCACGTCACCCGGAAGCCCGTCCAGGTAGCCGTTGATGAAATGCCGCATGTCCGGTCCCAGGAAGCCCCGGCGTTCAGCCTCGGGGGAAGCCCCCAGGAACACGTCGCCGACCTTCAATTCCTTCGCGGCAGCGTGACCAGCGTGGTAAGCATCCATCGTCATATCCTCCATCCTCTCGCGTTTCGATCCTGCTGGATCATCGTCAGGGGACCAGCGGTAGGCCCCGACGCGAGGGATCATCTTCGGCCCCTTGACGTCATCGCTGGGGCTCTCGGGCGCGGGCCTTTCACCGCCGCCGGGCTGCTAGTGGGTCTTCCCCGATGAGCCGGTTCGTCCGGGCTTCCCGTTTGGGCGGTGCGTTGTCCGCCGTTCGTGGGATGGAAGTTAGTCCCGGATGCGAGACCAGTCAACACCCTTTTTCAAAAAATTTTTCATCAGGCTGGATCGCCAGGGTTTCTGCGGGTTTCAGCGCGTCACATCGCGGCGGGTGGCAAAAAAGATTGATGGCGTCGAACCGGATGCGAGACCGCTCTGCGGGCGCTGGGACCGCTTTGCGGGTCCATGGCGTCAACTCCGGTTTGCATCGCGGGGATCGGGCGGTTCCCCACACGCGCACAGATTTAGAAGTGATCGGGCGGTGGGGCGGCGGGTCTCGTTTGGTGGGTCGCTGGGTGGTCGCTGGGTCCGGCAAAAACGACAGATACCGGATGCCAATTGAATGAGAGGAAAATTACGTTCACTCCCAGGAAAACGGCAGAGCATGGCCGTTCCCCAGAAGAAACCCGGCGGGTCTCGGGCGGTTGTCGCTGGGTCTCGGCAGCGTCACCCGATCTATAATCGGCTGGAAACCCAGGGAAACGGCGGGTCTCGCGCTGGGCTGTGACGTGATCCCGTGACGGGGCGGGGCTGCGGCAGGGGTCCGGGCCGGTCCCGGTGGGGTGGGGTGGGCCTTCGGCTGCGCTGGAGCGGCACCGCCGGGGGACCGGGGGGAAGCGGCTGGGGGCCGATGCCGTTATACCCTCTCGAAAATCTACGGTAAAACATCCGGGTCAACCCAGAGGAGACTTAATGATGCGCTTCCTGCTTATTCTGCACATCCTCTCCAGCACCCTCGACGGCTCGGTCAGCACCGTGACCCTCCACGAGTTCGCCACCGAGGAGGCATGTGCGAAGGCTGCTGTCGAGACCTCCGTCCTTGTCGGGCTTTCCCAGGTGGAGTCGAAGTGTGTAGAGATACCCTCGGACGACTCCTAGAAGCCCCAGAGAAGCCCTCTGGTGAGTCCTACGGACCTCCCGGTACCAAACCCATACCCGGAGACCCCTCAAGACTCACCACAGGGCCTCTGAGCGCCTTCCCTGACGCCATCCCTTCCGGTCCTTCTTGGAGTAGCCCTTCCTGGAGGGGATGACACGTTGATGGAAGAGAGGATGGGCAAGAGACCTGGCAGTCTCGCTGCGTGGCTTTGGAGGGGATGGACGACGATGGTTCTTCGACATGGGGATCATCTCCTTCGTCACTCTTCAAGGCGGGAGCCCAGAGGAGACCTGAAGGGGGAACCTAGAGGTCTCCTCAAGGGATACTCTTAGAGTAGGAATCTTGCGTTGACCCAGGGGGAGGCTTTCGCCCCTCCCCGGAGGTGCAACCTAAATTCAAGTACTTGATTTTACTGAGTTATCGGGTACGCCAGGATGGCCCCTTCTTGGGGCGTCCCACAGCGTGCTTCATAAACTGCTTGAGCTCGGCTCGGAGCAGCTTGTCCCGGTGTTTCTCCACGGCCTTCTCGGCGTCCTGGGCCATGTAGTCCACCCAGTAGCCCACGGCGATTGCCAGGGCGTCCAGGCGGTCGTCCTGCACCAGGGCACCCTTGTCTCGGGTGATCCGGGTCAGCTGGTAGAACAGGCGGTAGTGGTGCTGCTTGTCCAGCGCGTAGTGGCCGACGCTGTCGTAGTCCTGCTGGATGACTTTGGGGTCCACCACCAGACGGTGCTGGGCCAGGACAGGCTCCAGGGTGTCGATGATGCGCTTCTCCTTCTGGGTGGAGTGCTTCACCTCCTCGACCACACAGGGGTAGACGCGGCGGATCACAGGCTCAAGGAGACGGACGAACATGCCATCGCCGAAGTTGGCCTCGACCAGGATGTGGTTCACCCCGTGGGCCTTGGCGGTGTGGGCCAATCCTTCCAGGGTGGCGTCTCCGTAGCCATCGGCGTAGCCCCCAGAGGCGACCAGGAACTGGAACCCGTGGAGGAACTTGACGACGGCGTAGGAGGTCTCGTCCTTGCCGCGACCGGCGGGGTCGATAGCCATGACGGAGCCGGTGTACGGGGCCATCTCAGCGTGGCCCTGGGCGTCCCGCTGGACGGCCATGGGGCGGAAGAACTTGTCGCCCGCGAAGGCGACGTTGGGGAGGTCGTTGACGACGAGCTCGGGGGAGGACGCCCACATGAGACGGGTCGGGGCCACGTCCAGGGAGCAGGGATGGATGATGAGGTCGGAGACCTTCAGCGGGTAGCGGTCGGCGTCGGACAGGCGCGTGTCCAGCATGAATTGGAGCGCAAAGCCTGCCTTGCCGTAGGACACCTCGCGTTCCACGAGATCGTCGTTGGAGAACCGCTGCGGGTCGGTCGTGGTGCCCTCCTGGGCTCCGTCCTCCAGCTTCGCCCGGATCAGGGGAGCGAGACGCTCACCGTAGACCTCGGCCTGCCGCTGGGTCGGGTAGCGGGCGGGCCACACGCGGACCTCGTAGCCGCGCTCGGGCAGGATGTTGTAGAGGGACTGCTCGGTCTGGGGCGTGCCCAGGTAGATGATGCGGGCCTTGTCGTGCGGCTTCAGAACCGCGTCGAACTCCTTCACCGCCTCGGCGAGCTTGTCCCGCATGGTCTGCGTTTCGGCGTTCTTCGGAACCTCGATGTCGTCCGCGATGATGATGTCTGCACGGGAGCCGGTCAGCTGGCCGGTGATGCCCACCGACTTGACGGACGGGGAGTGCGAGGCCCCTGCGGGCGCAACGTCAAAGGCTTCGTTGCTGTCACGACAGCCCTTGTTCCGATCCGGGATCAGGTGCTGAAGGATCGGCATCTCATGGATGAGACGCTTGGTGAAGGTCGAGAAGGCCGAGGCACGGTCCTTCGACGCCGAGACCACCATGATGTTCAGCTGCGGGTTCCGGTAGAGGAGCCAGCAGACGAACGCCGAGGTCACCCAGGACTTGCCCACGCCTCGGAAGGCTTCGATGATGCACCGCTTGGGACCGTGCTGGAGGTAGCAGGCGATGTCGTACTGGACCTCGGTGGGGACCGGCAGGTTCAGATGCTTCCAGACCAGGAAGAGGAAGTTTCGGAAATCGGAGAGAGGGTCAGGCTTCGTCATGCCCATGGGAGGCCCAGAGAAGCCCGCTGGTGAGCGTTGAGATGGTCTCGGGTCCGAGACTACCGGGACACACCTCAACGCTCATCCTGGGGCTTCTCAGGGGCTTATCTGGTTGGTCAGTTGATGGTGTCGGACACGTCGAAGGGAAGCTCGTCCATGAGCTTGCCCACCGGGTTGTCCGGGGTGGCAACGACAGAGATGCCGTTGTCCTTGAGGAACTTCACGGCCACGGCCAGATCGGCAGGCTTGGCCTCACCGCTGCGGATGCGGGTGAGGAGCTCCTGGCCGAGGGCTTCGTGAAGGGCGTTCAGGATCGCGTCACGATCACTCACGGTCCTTCTCCTTGTTGACGGGCTGGAGGAGCTCGCGGATGGCGATGATGAGACGCAGGAACAGCAGGACGGCAGCGCCGTACAGCATGAAGGGCTGAAGGGCCTGCTCAAGCCACTGGAGCCACACAGGCGCGGTCACAGCGGCACCAGCAGTTCCGGCGTCGGTGACTTCGCGGGGAACCATCAGGCGAACGCGGCCTCCACGTCAGCGCGGCTCGTGATGGTCCCGTCCTGGATGCCCTGGAGAACCTGAGCCTCCAGCGCATAGCTGTCCTTGACGTGGCGATAGACGGCGGCCTCCAAGTCCTGGAACTCCGCGTTGGTCAGCGCACGGAAGACGCCGTCAGCGAACTTCCAGCCGTCGCCGTCCTGGCGGAGGCCCTTGTCGATGGCCTTGCTCTCCTGGTCGATCTTCGCCTGACTTTCGCGGTCGGTGTGAACCGGCCAAGTGTTCCAGATCGTGCCGCCGACCTCGCGCCGCCACCGGAGGTCCGCCGCGTAGGCCGCGAGTTCCTCGGCGGTGGGCACGGGTTCGACGTAAGGGGCCGCTGCGCCGTCCGCTTCGATCCGGGCGAAGAGTTCCCGCCCCGTTTCTTCTACGTCGTCAGGAGACGCAGTGAAAGGGAGCCAACCGAAGTCCACGTGATTGATCTCGCAGAAGATCGAGCCGTCCTGTTGGTAAACAGCGTTGCGGTATTCCATTTAGCTGATCCTCTTTACCAGAGATATTTTGTAGTTTCGGCTGTCTGAGTCATAAGTGTTGTGACCGAGCACCTTCCAAGTACCCGGAGGCGGATCGGCACTATTAGCAATGCGGGAAATCTGAGTAGAACCGGAGACGTTGGTCCCAACGGCGGTGTAATAGGGATTGATCCAATACAAGTGGATCGAGCCAACTACCTCCATATCCGCCGTTGCAATGTGGCTCATCGTCGTGGACTGCGAGGTCAGCAGCGAGGAAGCGTGGTAGCCGTCCAGAGTATCGGCGTTACCCGCGTTGTTGGCGTAGTCCACCTTACATTCGGCGTGGAGGGTGTCGCCCTGGTAGCCGCGTAGGAACCAACGCCCGTCGTAGTGTACCTGGACGCTGTAGTCACTGTCCCCGTCCCGGCGATACAGACGGGTCACGCCACGGCTGTTGCGGGTGTCGCTGTTGAGCGACGTGTTGTAGTCGGTGTTGACGTACCCGCTGCCCTGGCGACCATCCAGAAGGTCGGCGTCCAGACCACTACCAGCGCCGTCATTGGCGGCATTCCAGAAGCGCGTCCAGGGGTAGAACGTTCCGCCGTCCGCTCGCCGGACATAGACCTCGCCAGAGCCGACGCCGCCGAAGGCGTACTGGATCTTCTGCGCCCCGTCGTGGGTCTGGAACATCACGAGATAGGCTTCCGGTGCGTTCGCAGGGACCGACCCGCTCCACGCATAGAGCCCGTCACTCAGGCTGTTCAGGTCGTCAGCATCCGTCAGCGGCGTGGCGTTGCGGCGCATGAACTCCGATGCATGGAGACCGTCCAGGGTGTCCGCATCGCCGACGATCAGACCCGGATAGGTGCCGCTGGTGTTGGCCTTGCCAGCCAGCGCCGAGTCCACCTCCTGCTTGGTGTAGTACAGCGACGGGTCTACAGCCGAGGGCACCCACTGGGAGCCATCCCACTTGTAGATCGTGCTGTCGGTCGTGTTCAGGAACACGTCACCAGCCTGGAGTGCGGTGCCGTCGTCGCGGGTCGTCGGGACGGTCGCGCTGGGAGCCAGGAAGCGGTCGGCCATGTCCTGGGTCTTCGCTTCGCTGTTCGCGGCGTTGGCCTCCGAGACGGCGGCGGCGGACGCGGAGTTGGCCGCAGCGGTCTCGCTGGCAGCGGCATTCGCCTCAGAGGTCGCGGCAGCAGATGCAGAAGCGGCGGCGTTGGCCTCGGAGGTGGCCGCAGCCGTCGCCGAGTGGGCGGATTCCGTAGCGTGGTGCTTCGCCGAGTAGAGACCAGCGTCCACCTCAACGCCGTGGGCTTCCTCTGCCCACTGGTACGCCTTGATGCGACTGTTGTATGCGGCATCGGACGAAGCGGCAGCGGCAGCCTCAGACGCAGCGGCGTTCGTCTCGGAGGTCTTGGCGTTGGCCTCGGAGGTCTGCGCGGCGTTCCGGGCGTTGATCGCCTGGGCGAGCTCGGACGACATAGCCGTCTCGGCCCAGTTCTTCGTCACCGCATCCTGCGGCTCGGTCGGGTCGCCGACGTTCTTGATCGGCTTGTTGCGGGCGTCCCAGTCGCCGAAGCCGTCCGGGAAGATGGCACGTCCGGCGGTGTCCGCCGCCTCCTGGGCGCGGAAGATCGCCTGGATCGCGGCGGTGTCCAGGTTCTCGGCCAGAAGCACCGAGCCGTTCTCGAAGTCCACCAGCGGGACGCCGGGGGTCTCGCGGAAGATGCGGACCTGGGTGCCCGAGGCCGGGGCCGAGGACAGGGTGATAGAGTTGGCGGAGTTGAAGGTGAAGGGAACCTCGGTGCCGTCCACCGTCGCCTTGACGTGGGACTGGTCGAGGTACTCGAAAGAGAACGTGAAGGTCGTCGTAGCACCGTCTCCGGTGTACGTCACAAAGGACTTGCTCATTCCTTTCCCTTGAATAAGAAGAAGGCCCCTTCAGGGGCCTCCGTTAGTTCAGCATATCCTGAAGGTTCTCGGGGGCGTCCACCTTGGCGCGAGCCCGGAGCATCCGGTCGTTCCGGTAGGCGTCCATCAGCTTCGGGTTCTCCTTGAGCAGCTGCGCCCGCGCCCGCTTCCGGTACATCCCGATGATGCTGCGGATGGTCTTCACCTTGCTCCCCTCCACGTCGTAGCCGTCGAGGCGGAAGTTGTCGGTCATCCGCTCGTAGGCCGGGGAGGCGATGTAGGTGTCCAGGAACTCCTTGAGCGTCTTACCGCCCACTCGGACGGTGCCGACGAGCTCCTGGTAGCGGTCGTAGGCGGTCTGGTTCTCGGAGACCCGCCAGCGGTCCTCGCGGAGGTCGATGGTCTCCCCAAGGATGGGAGGCGGAAGCTGGAAGCCGTGTTCCAGGCGGGCGATCTCACGGGCCACCTTGTCGTCCTTCCACTTCACGTAGGCGAAGGGGGACAAAGCGTCCGGGCCAAAGCCCTCGGGCACCGTCACCACCTCGCCCAGGACATTCCGGCGGGGGTCCAGTTCGTCCGACAGACCGGGGATGCGGTTCTTCACCGCGTCGATCACGGAGCGGACTTCGCGGGACGCCGGGTCCATCTTGAAGGTCGAGAAGAAGGCAGGGACGTAGGAGGCAACACGGTTGTTGACCCAGAGCGGGAAGTATCGCTCGGGGTCGTCCATGACGTTGATCGTCTCCTGGAGCCCCTTGAGATAGGTCTTGGAGGTCAGGTTCCGGGCAATCGCGGCGACGGTCGCCATGATCGCTTCGGAAGCCTGCATCTCATCGCCGTGCTGGATGATGTCACCCACGTCCGCGACGATGCCAAAGAACATCCCGAAGGGGTCCATGCGCTCGAAGGAGATGAACTCCTCGGAGCCGTCCTCGTTGACCATCTTGAAGGCATAGGGCCGGTGGGTCTTGAGCCATTCCCGGCGGGCGTCTGGGTCGCGCGGACCATACCCGGTGATGCGTCCCTCCATGGCGAGGGAGACGGCAGAGGTCACGAAGGCAAGCCCCATGGCCTGGCGAGCGAGGGCCTGAGCGCGGCGCCGTCCTCCGGCCGCCAGATCCTCCCGCATCTGCTTCTGGAATGCGCCGATGACCGGCGTCCGCTGCCAGGTGAAGCGGATGAGGTTGGTCGGGGTGCGGATGAACGGAAAGATCGTCCGCATCCACGGGTGCTTACCCGTGAACTGCTGGAGCGACTGGCCGAAGCCGTACCCGAGTTCCTGCGAGAAGGTGGTCTCGCGGGCATCCTGGAGTGTCTTGATGTCCAGGGGGTCCGTGGGGTCCATGCCCTCCTGGATGGCCTTGAGACGGGACTGGAGGGCCTGCTCCACGCGGTCCTGTGCGTACTTCGCGGCAGTGGTCGGCGGGAGGCCCCGCATCTTCGCCTCGGACATCGCCATGGCGAAGACCTTGGAGCGGTAGGCGACCTGCTTGAAGAACTCGTCTTCCGCCGCCAGGGCACGGGAGGGCATACGGATGATGTTGCCCAGCACGTCCAGAAGGTTCTCCGACCCTGCGATCAGGCTCACGATGTCCTTGTTGCCACTGCCGATGGCCGTCACGACATCGGTCTCGTTGGTCTTCATCAGCGGGTCGAGGATGTTCTCCCCGTAGCGCAGGACGTGGAGGGCGGCCTTGGTGGCGTCCTTCAAGGCGTGCTTCATTCCGACGTACTGGTACATCCCCTCCAAGCGGAGCGCCTTGTCGCGGCCGATGGCGCCAGCGAGGACGTTCTCGGCGGGGCGATACAGGACGTGGACCATGTTCGATACCGAGTTGACGACGTGCGTCTTCGGGCCGGACAGGAGGGCGTTAATCCAGAACTCGTTGTGGATGTCCCAAAAGCGGTTTCCTGGGCGGACGACCTTCCAGATACCGTGCGGGTTTCCTTCGGCGACGGCCTGCATCTTGCCGGCGATCTCGCGGGCCTTGGCGATGTCGTAGACGCCACCTTCGGTCATGGCGTCCAGGCCGATCTTGGCGCGGGCTCGCTGGTTCTGGAGGCCGATCTTCGCCGCATTCAGGGCGCGACCCGCCGACGACGCCATGGAGTCCACGGCCAGGGAAAGGTTGGTCATAGCCTTGACTGCCTGGTCGAACCGCTGGACCAGGGCCTCCTCGCTGGCGAACTCCCCAAGCTGGCCGGTGTTCAAGAGGTCCGTGAGACGGACGACCTCATCCTCCAGGGCGGCACGAAGGCTGTTCGTCGCTACCAGGTCCGCATGGAGGGACCGGACGTTCTTCGCTTGGTTGAACATCCGCTGGGTGAAGAGTTCGGGGTCTTTGGCGAAGGTGTCCGCCAGGCGCCCGGCCATCATCCGCGTGGATTTCAAGGAGACGGTCTTACCCACGCCCATGGACTGGAAGACACCCTCCAGTTCCGTGCGAATGGCGTTGTGAACGTCGAACACCCGCAGCGGGTCTGAGAGTTCGGACAGGTGGTTCTTGATGTTGATGCCGCCGGAGACGTTCCAGTCCGGGTCGATCTCCGCGTTCTTACCGACCGTCTGGATGGCCTCGCGGATGCGCTGCTTGCTCGCGTCGTCAAGCTGGAAGGGGAGCTTCCGGGGAGCGCCGGGCTCCGGGTTCTTCGTGACCTCCGCGACACCCTTCTCGGTGTCCATGCGGCTGTCCTTGCCGCCCTGGAGGTCGAACTCGAACTGGGTTCCGGGCTGCGACTCCACCTGTGAACCGGGGTTTACATCCTCGGTCTTCGGGGCCTCCGCCTGTTCAGCCTTGGGGGTAGCCTGCTCGGCCTTCTCCAGGTTCTCGACGGCCTCGTCCACGTTGCCCTTGCGGGCGGCCTTCAGGGCCTTCAGGGAGAACATCAGGCCATCGGCCAGGGCACCCAGGCCCATGCCCTCCACCGCGTTCTTGAAGCGGCCCTCCAGCACGGAGTCCTCTTCGTCAGCGGCGAGGTACTCGGTGACGGGGTTGGCGAGCGCCGGGTACTGCTCGACCAGATTGGACAAGCGATCCTCATGGGGGTCGAAGGCAGCGAAGTCCGCGATGGCACCCTTGGTCATCGCCTTGGTGACCTTGCCGGTCTTGCTCGCGGCCTTCCATCCCTTGAGGAACTTACCGGCCCCGATGAAGTCCGTCAGGAACTGGGTGGTGTCGTTCACCAGCCCGCCGACGAACGTCTCTGGGGCATCGGGCATGTAGTCCTCCGAGAACCGGAGGTCGTTCTCTTCGGCGTAACCGGGCTTCCACGAGATCAGGCCGTCTTCACCGCCGATCTCGACTTGGCCCAGGTCCACCACGTTCTCGTTGAGCCACTGGCCCGCCTCATGGGCGAGGTCGCTGGTCTCGTTGAGAGCTTCCTGTACGCCACGTACAGCCTGTGGCACGACCTCTTCGTACCAACTCTTGCCGCCCTCGGGCGACGGCTGTTCTGCGACGGAGGACGCCTGCGAAGCCTCGGAGGGAGCCGCCGCAGCGGCCCCCTGAGACTGCGCCAGCGCCTCCTGGAGCATCCGCTCGGTTTCAGGAGACACCTGGAAGTTGGGCATTATTGTCCTCTACTGAGCAGCTGGATTTGCTGCTGGATGAACTGGTCGATCTCCTCCTGGGACTGGTAGCCGAGGCTCACGGCCCACTGGGAGATCATGTTGGGCTGGCCCTCCTTGAGCTTCTGGAGCTCCTGGTTGAGGGCGGGGAGGTTGGGGAAGGCGCGGAAGGTCTGAGGATCGACACCGCCGCGAGGCCCGTAGCCGGTCGGCGTGTTCCCGCCGAAGGCTTCCTGGGCGCTGCCGGGGCCTTCACCCGGCTGCATGTTCATCGGGTTGTAGGCGTCGGCCACCCGCTTGTAGATGTCGAAGGTCTTGCGCTGACGCTCCAGCGGGTCCGTCGTCTTGAGCCCCTCCTCGGAGAGCGCCCACTTCAGGTAGAACCGCTGGTAGGCGGCCTGCGCCTCGGCCTTCTTGATCGGATCGGTGATCGCGCCAAACTCGCCCCGGAACAGGGCGTCGATGTCGCTCATACCCTGCTTGAAGAAGTCGTCCTCCAGGATGTCCTTCAGAATTTCCTGGGGCTTCTGGTCCTCGGCAGCCTGCCGCTGGAGGCGGTCGGCGAGCCCGGACAGTTGGGTGGTCAGGGAGCGATCCCGAAGGAGACCCGACTGGATCATGCGGGTGATGCTCTGGTAGGAGCCGTCAAACTCCTGCCACGTCTGGGCCACCTCCTCTGCCGTCATCTCCTCCTGATAGCTTCGGAGGAACTGCTCGGCTGCGAAGGCGTCCCGGTAGATGCCGGGAACCTGGGGGCCGTAGGTGTCCAAGACCTCGGTGACGTTCCCGCCCGACAGGAGGGTCTGCCACAGGTCACGCTGGGCCTGCTCCTGCACAAGCTGCTGGTTCCGCTGGAAGCGCATCCAGGCGCGGCTCTCGTCCTGCCACTCCATGTCGCCGATCTTCTGCATCACATCCAGCTTGGCGTTGCGGGCCTTGGCGGTGTTGCCCAGGACGCCGCTGCCGGTGCCGATGTGATCCAGGACACGCATGACGCCTTCGTCCCGCGTCTGGATGGCGAGGTTGGCGAGGGCGTCGATGGCCGCCTTGTTGGCGTCGGAGCCGTGGAGACCCTCGTCCATCTTCAGGCGGAGGAGTTCCCCGACCCGCTCGCCGAGGGCCTTGGGGTCCATGCCGTTGGCGAGGCCCGCGCTAACCATGTTGGCGACCTCGGTGTTGGTCGCGTCGATGGTCTCGCGGACGATCCCCTGCTGACGGGCGGCGGCATGGTGGGACGCCATGTTCGCCTCGGACGCCTCCAGATGCTTCAAGAAGGTGTCCTTGAAGTGCTGGTTGGCGCTGTCGATCCCGCGCTCCTCCATCCACCGGGAGCGGAAGTCCTGCACCCACTGGCGGTAGGCTTCGGGATCGTTGCTGTTGCGGACAGCCGAGGAGGCGTACTCGTTGCGGAGGGCCACGTCATAGTCCTGACCGGCGATCCGGGCGGACTGCTCCTCGTAGCCCTTGACGAACCAGGGCGACTGACCGGGTTCGATCAGGCCCTTATCGACGGCCTCCTTGAAGGCCATCTTGTTCTTGAGACGGGCCTCGCGGCCCGCCTTCAGGTCTTCCTCGCGCTGTTCGTCGCGCTTCTCAATGAGGTAGTCGCGCAGCTGCGGACGGACGGACGCCAGGGCGTCGGCGAGCTCCAGCATGGAGTTGGTGCGGGGAGCGACCGGACGCGCCGGGGCGACGTACTGGTCAACAGGCCGCGCGGTGACGAGGTAGTTAACCACGGTTTACATCTCTCAGCTGGAGGGCTTCACGTACAGGAAGTCCCGGTAGCCCTGGAAGGCATCCCCGGCGACCTGCATGAGCGGCGCTGCGATGGACGGCTGGGCGATGGGGGTCAGGTCATAGGGCTGGCCCTTGGCTCGGGCATGGACGCCCTGGGCCTCCTGCATCGCCTGATAGTCGATGCGTTCGATGTTCCCCATGGTGACGGACTCGATGCGCCCGACCTCGCGGTCGAACTCGGCCAGAAGCTGATCGACCGAAAGGCCAGCGACACCGGCCTCGCCGGATGACACGCGCTGACGGGCCTGGGCCTGGAGAACCTTCTTGCGCTCCTGCTCGGCCACGTCCTTCTGCTGGTCGATCTGCTGCTCGCGCTGCTCTTGCAGCTGCTCGTACTGGCGGTTGGCGTTCTCACGGGCGTTCCGCGCCAGGGCCTCGTTGTACTGGGCCTGGGCTCGCATACTCGCCTTGGCGTTCTTCTGCTGGCCCATGTAGTTGAGACCGGCAGAAGCCGCCGAGATCGCCATGGACGCGGCGAAGAGTTCAACGCCGGTACACATCACAGCACCTTCTTGTGGATGGTGCCGATCTGGCGGAAGCCCAGGCGCTCATACAGGGCGGCGGTGCGCTCCGGGGCGATCTCGGTGGAGACACCCAGGCGAACCTCCTTCACGCCCTGCCGCCGCGCCCACTCCTCGAAAGCCTTGACGAGGCGGACACCGGAGGCGGCACCCCGCTTGTCCGGGGCGACGTACAGGATCAGGTCGGAGGCCATGAAGTCGGAGCCCCACCACATGGGCGAGAGCATCCCCAGGAAGAAGCCAACGATCTCCCCGTCCCGGTCGTCCACGGCGCAGAACATCATGGGGTTGTTCAGGACCGTCTGGGCGAAGTCGCGGAGGCGGGCCTCGCTGTATTCGCTACCGCGAAACCCGCTCTCCTCGTGCATCTTCTTCCCCAGCCCGATCAGGAACGGAACGTCCTCTTCTCGGATACTGCGGATCATGGTGTTGATGGTTCCTCTTAGACCCTGCGGTTCCGCAAGGTGAACTTGCCCTCCCACTCGGCGTTCTGGAACGAGCAGGGCAGGAAGCTCTTGGATCGCAGGGTGATGGTCACGTCATCGGCGCGGCACTGGACCGGGAAGCGGAACGTCCCGTCCTCCAGCGCGACCTCGCCGAGCTTGTTGGACCCGGAGCCCGTCACGCGACCGCTGAAGGTGTAGCGGTAGGTCTCCCGGAAGGCGGGCTCGACATCGACCTCGAAATAGCCGGTGTTCTCGTAGCGGACGGTGAAGTACCGCAGCTGGAGGCGGCCCTGTTCGATGGACGGCGCGTTCGGCGCAGAGCCCTCCCGCATCCGCTGCTTGGAGAACTCGTAGACGAACTCGAAGGGCACGCCCATCACGAAGGCCCAGCCGTGCTTGTCCACCGGGAACCGGATGGTCCGGGTGCCAGTCACCTCATGCGGGATGATGTAGCCCTCGGGGAACAGGGTGTTCGGCGCGGTCGCCACCACCACGAAGCCCTCGGGGATGTCGTAGGGCAGCGTCAGGGTCAGCCAGGAGGCGTCCGACACAGCGCCCACGTCGGGGTGGTCCGGGAAAAAGACCTGGCGGTCCAGTCGCGCCGGGAACGAGGCCCCGCCAATCTTCTTGGTCAAGTCCAGGTCGATCCGTTCGATGGCCGTCGCGCCGTTCCGCTGGACAACGAGGTAGAGCGCCGTGTCGAAGAACTCGGCGTTCAGGATCGTCGCGCCGTCCAGGGTCCACCGGCTCCAGGCCGACTGGAGCTTCTCATTGCCGGACCAGTAGTAGGCATAGACGTACAGCGCCGAGGGGTCGGCGGCGGTCAGCGCCACGATCATGTTGGACCCCTTGGAGGACACCAGCTTGTAGACGCCCGCCGGGACGTACTTGGGGACGTGGGCGGTCACGTCGGAGGCGTCATCAGCCTCGGTGGTCTCGCTGGTGAAATACTCTTGGACCGTCGTCCAGTTGCCTCGGTCGGCGGCGAAGAAGACGCTGCGGCCCGCGCCTACCGGACGGCAGTAGCGGGAGCAGTCGAACTCCGTCGTCTGGTTGATGGAGATCGAAGACGGCGTCAGGTCGTCCTCGGGCCGGATGATGAACTGGGTCTGCTCCGAGAACAGCAACAGGCGTTCGCTGTGTGGGATGGCGTGGCGCAGCAGGGAGACCTTGACGTGGCTCACCGACACGTCGATGGGACCATCATCCAGCAGGGTCGTCGCCGTGCGGGGCCAGAAGTTGAAGAAGTCGCCAGCGCCGCTGAACACCACGCCTTCGTCAGCCAGGAAGCCCAGACGGTTCCGGTAGAAGAACACGTCGGAGATCGTGCGCCCGATGAAGGACGGGAACGGAGCGGAGTCGTCGTCGCCGACCTCGCGGTCCAGCCAGGACGCCTGCCGGAAGGTGAACGTGCCGTTCGCCTCTCGGACCAGGACATGCGGCATGGTCGCCAAGTTGAACTGGTACTGGGCGTTGGGGGCCAGCGTCTCCTTCCACACGCCGTCCCGAGCGTCGAAGCTCAGGTAGTAGTCATCCGCCCGGTTGCCGTCGCTGCCGACCACGCGAACCACGACACCATCCGGCGCGGTGGGCGGAAGGTCGGAGAACTTCGGCACCGTGCCTTTGACAAGTCCCATGGCTCGCCCACCCATCGGGTCTTTCAAGTACACCGTGAAGTCGGTCGAGGAGGAGGACAGGTAGATCACGTTGCCGTACTGCGTGGCCCCCAAGCCTGAACCTTGGAGGTCAGAGTTTAGAGCGGCGACCAACTGCGCAGTGATGTAGCCGGTATCCGCCTGGGTCGCGTGGGACGCGGTGGAACCGTCCGGGGTGGTGAACGTGGCCGAGGCTGAGACACCGGAGTCCGCCGATACGGCGATCTCATAGGTCCGCCCGTAGGACGAGTTCTCGATTGCCACCAGGGCCTCATAAGGCCGCGCCGCTGATCGCGCCGAGCTCATCTGGCAGACGATCCCTGTGTTCACGATGAACGTGTAGTCGGCCACCGTGACCGCGCGGAACGAGGTCTTGGGGTCGGACGCGGCGAGGTAGCCTGTACCGTTCGGGGCGTTCACCGTCTTCTCGTTGCCGTCCAGGTCGAAGACCCGCAGCGACCCGCCTGAGATCGCCACGATGTACTGCTCGTAACGGTCTCGGTTGATCGTGTGGGTGAAGGCGTTGTCGGCCAGCGGGGACGGCAGGTTCTTCACATGCTGGACCGGGGGCCGCATCATCAGCCCGTCCACGACGGACGATAGGGCGTTCTCCTGGCGCTCGCTCTGGCTCTCCATGCGGAGGGAGACGGGCTGCTGGGAGACCCCGTTAATCAGGTTCGGGATGGAGGCAGAGACGAGCATCAGCGGCTCCGCACCGGGGAGCGGTCGAGGATGCGGCTCACCGACCGGCTACCGCGCAGCATGTTGAAGTCGCCCGTCTTGGCCTCGGCCTTCTTCAGCGCCGCCAGGGCGATGGCCTCGTCCCGGCGGGTGAACGCCGAGAGGGTCTCGGAGCCGACCATGGACTCCTGGAAGATGCGGGCGGCGCGGATCGTGATGTAGCGCCGCGCGGCCTCGGGCAGTTCATCGAAGGCGAGGAACACCACGATGTCCGTCGTGATCGCGGCGTCGAACAGGTAGGTGTGGCGGAGGCGGTCGTAGAGCTTCGTGCCGCGCTGAACCACGTCGGTCAACAGGTCTTGGCCGACCGTATCGACCCGCAGCGTGTTGGCCGGGAGGTTGATCTGCCGGGTGTCGGCGTCGGGCAGGAGCCGGAAGTCCTTCTCGGTGTTGAAGTGCCAGCCGAGAGACTGAACCTCGCGGGACACGCTGGTCAGGATGTTGCGGGCAGTACCCACGTCCACGGAGCCACCCTGAAGGGAGTTGGTCGGTGCCTCCCCGATGGTGGACAGCATGGTGTTCACGGCGTCGAGTTCGGTGGTGGGGACAAGTGCCATCAGGTTCCCTCTGGGTGGATCACGAAAAAAAGCCCCCGAGGTCGTTAAGACCCCGAGGGCTGTGAACTGGAGTTTACGTTGCCGCTACCGGATTACACCGGGGTCGCGGTACGAATCTGGACGGCGGCCTCCGGGCGCAGAACGCCGTGGCCCATCGCGTACTTAGCGACCATCAGGGTGCCCTGGCGGCGGATGTCGTACTCGCTCTCAGTGGCGAGGTCCATCAGCTTCACGGTGCCAACCGCGGACTTGTGAGCGACCAGCGCAACGGTGTTGCGGGCGTCCACCAGCTGACGGTCGCTGGTGCCAGCGTCCACCGAGCCGGAAGCGATCTGGGTGGTCGGAACCTGATTGGACTTCACCAGCTGGAAGCCAGCGGCCATCTTCACGACACCCTTCGCCACCGAGCCGTTGCCCTCGTTGCCGAAGTCCACGTTCTGGACCTTGGACGAGTTGGCGAGCAGGTAGTAGGCCGAGGGCGGCAGGTACGCGAAGCGGTCCTCCTCGGGGACGTTCTTCTCGTCCAGCGCCTGGGCGGCGTCGAACAGGGCGTTGATGAGCTGGTCAGCGTCGGACGCGGCGTTCGCGTTCTCGATGATCGTGCCGACCATCGCGGTCTCGTCCGAGATGTTCGGCGTGGAGGTCTGGGCGGCCTTCACGATCATCTGGAAGACGTGGCGGTCGAACTGGTTGGACAGGGCGTTGCCCATCTCGGTCGCGTAGTGCGAGCGCACGTCGTAGTGGTTCATCGCCTCGTCGATGTTGGCAATGAACACGTCGGTCAGCAGCAGGCCGTTGATGTCGATCACGACCTCGTTGTGCTTGATCTCCTTGCCGACGATCTCGTTACCCGGCGTGTGGTAATCAGCCGAGGTACGGCCCATGATCGGGAAGGAGGCGGACTTACCGTGGGTGATCGTGCGGACCATGTGCTTGTCCAGCACGGCGTTCTTCGTGGCGAAGACGGACATCACCTCGCCGGTGAAGACCTTCTCGAACAGAGCAAACTTGTCGGCACCGCCATTGGCCGCGCCGAGACGGTTCGGGTTAGAAGCAGTCATGTTGTGGAAGTTCCTGTGAGGAGTTGAACGGAAGTGTTCTTCGCTCCCGCGAACTGCTCACACTCGACACACAAGGTTGTCCTCCGCAGAGGGCCAAGGTTCTTGTGCTGAGTTCTTGGGGTAGCGGCAGTTGCTCTCCTAAAGAGGAGAAGCGGCTACTGCTCTCACAGGAAGATGCCGGGTCGCTCTACTTCACCCTGCCCGGCTACAGGGTCTCATGGCCGCGTAGAACTGCGTTGGCAGAGCTCCTCCCACTTCATGTTGTGGGCGAAGATTTCCTGCCGGGTCTCCACGGTGTCCCGCGAGGACCACGTCAGCGGCTCGGCCCAGGCACAGTCCGGGCTAGTCACGCTGGTAGCGGCGCATCCCGTCAGGGACAGCACCAGGATCAAGACGGCGAACAGCCTCATCAATCGCATCGGCCTTCTCCTTGGCCCGCATGGCGGAGCGGAGGCTCTTGGCCTCCAACTCCGCGAGGATGCGCTTGCGCTCCCGGTGCTGCCGCCAGAGGTCGAACGCGGCCTCCAGCAGCTTCAAAAGGAGCGTGATGGTCTTCACCAGCTGTTGGCCTTCAGGTCGGCCTTGCTGAGTTTCACGTCTTCGACGCTCTCACCCGGCAGGGTCTTGGCGCGGTCGCTGATACCGGCCAGGAACTCGATGACCTTGTAAGCCTTGCCGACCCACTCGTTGTCCTTCGGGGTATCGGTCAGGTTGGCGATGCCCAGGGCCACGGCATGGACGGCCACCAGGATGCCGATGATGGCTTCCCAGTTCTCAACGACGAAGTTGACGATCTGCATCTGGATGTGAACTCCGGTTTACAGAATGTTGGACCGGGCGAGCTTCTGCTCGACCTGCTTGCGGAAGGCTTCGTCTTCGCGGTACTTGGCGCTGTTCATGTCCGCCATGAGCTCGGCGATGGAGCCATAGACGGCACCGCTGGTCGCCGCGCCGCTGTCACCGCGCAGGGTCTGCTTGGGGTCGCTGCCGTTGACCGCGTCGAAGCGGGCCTTGAGACCCTGGACGGCCAGCTTCAGCTGTCCGGTGTCGCCGCTGTCCACGACCTTGTTGAAGGCGTCGATCTCGTCCGGGGACAGCGCCTTGCCCGCCCACTGGACGAGCTCCTGGTAGGCGTCCTGACCGCCGACCGTGGAGACCACGTCGTTGATCTGGCGTTCCACCAGGGCCTGCTGACCGGCGATGTAGCTGTCCACCATCTGCCGGGGGATGCCAGCCTGCTCCAGCTTGGCGTAGCTCTCATCGGTCAGCCCGCCCTTCTCGGCGTATTCGGCGTTCAGGGCATCCCAGTCCAGACCGGCCTTCTCGACCGTCTCCTGGGCCTGCTCCTGGGTCGCCTGCGAGGCGTCCTGCTGTTCCTGCTGCTGGCCCTGCTCCTCGCCCTCCTGCTTGGTCGCGCCCTGCTGGCCCATCTTGGCCTCCAGAGCGGCGTAAGCCTTGGCGAGGTCTTCCGGCGAGTTGAACTTCTCGGGGAGCCACGAGGGACGCTCGGCGTCCCCCTGGCCCTGGGCCTGAGAAGCACCGCCTTCGTCGCCGCCCGTCAACTTGGCGTTGGTGTCGTCCACCAGCTGGGCGAACTCCGCGTCACGGGGGCCTTCAGCGCCCGTCTCGGGCGACTGGATTACGGTGCGATTGACCATGGATCAGACCTTGATGATGTTGCCGCGAACGGTGCGATAGGACTTCCCCGGCTCGGCGTTCTGGGCACCGGGCCAGATGGGGAGGTCTTCGGGCTTCTGCGGAGCCGCCTTCGCGGTCTCCTTCTTGGCGGGCTTAGGCTCCGCCTTCGGCTGCTGTTGCTTGGTTTCCTGCTGCGACATTGCCTGCTTGCTTGACGATTTCAGGGGCGACCTTCTCGGCCATGCTCGCCATCTGCTGGGCCTGCGCCTGCTGGGCGGCAGCGGCCCGCTCCTGCTCCATCTGCTGCTGGGACTTCACCAGACCCTTCACGTCGATGCCCCGCGCCGTTGCGAGGCGGGTCATCAGGTCGCGGGAGTCCAGGGCCTCGACCATCTCGGGCTTGACCTGGGCCAGGGCGACCACGTCCTGCACGAAAGCCTGGAGCTTCTGGAGGTCATGGCCGCGACCGAGGGCTTCCAAGCCGGTCACGACGGTCGGGGAGACGACACCGTCCGGGAGCTTCGGAACCCGCTTGGCCTTCTCCATCTGGTGGATCAGGCGGCGGACCAGCGGCAGCTGGAGCTCCTGGGACAGCAGGGAGTAGAGACCGCCGAGGGCGTCCTCCAATTCGGAGGCGAGGTAGTTCCACTCGGTGGCCGTCACGCGCTCACCGCTACGCTGGAGCGACGTGTTCAGGAGGAAGGCGTAACCGAGCCGTTCGGTCACGATGTTGACGAGGTCGTAGGCGACCCGGAGGTCTGCGTACTTCTCGACCTGGAGGGTGTTCACGTCCTCGCGGCGGCCATCAATGAAGTCGCCGTTCTCCGCCTCTGCCAGGGACTCCGCATCGGTCATCCCGTTCGGGTTGACCAGGAAGACCACCTTGGCGGAAACGGCGGTGCCTTCGGTGATGGCCTCCATCAGGGCTTCCAGGCCCTTCAGGTCGCCGATGTACTCCTCAACGAAGCCGCGCCCGTAGTCTTCGCCGTCGATCTTCGTGTATCGCAGCGGTATCCACGGGGACTTGTTGAGAGGGTACGTGCCGTGGCTGTCCTCCAGCACGACCCCCTTGACCTCCTGGTACTGGACCCACTTGTTCCCCTCGCGCTTGACGTGGGTGAACAGGGACAGGGTCTTGTCCGGGCGGGGCTTGTCGCCGGGATCGGCCTTGTCGCCGATCTGCTTCAAGACCTCCTCGGGCAGTTGGTCAGGGGCCAGGTCTTCCTTGACGATGATCTCCAGGGGATCGCCCATGGGATCGCGCTTCACGACGTAGCGGTCCAGGTGGAAGACCTTCATGCCTCCCTCGGGCGGGAGGAACAGGAGGACGTTGCCCGCCACGATCAGGTGCTTCAGACCTTCAAAGGCCGAGACGCGAACCGCCTCGGTTTCGATCTTCTGCATGACCGCGCGTTCGATGGACGCCAGGGCTTCCTCGACCTCGGCCCGCATCCCTTCCTGTTGCGTCATCTGCTCCAGGGTGAAGTCGTCCACCATGAGGCGGAAGAAGGGAGCGTTGGGCGGCAGGAGGGCCAGGAGGAGCTTGGAGGCGAGGTTGTTCACGCCTCGGGCTCCGATGCCCTGGTACGGGGTGTAGAGCTCGGAGGAACCGTTGTGCCCATCGGGCGGGACGAGCGCAGGAATGGTCAGGCGGGAAGCCTCACGCGCTCGCTCAAGGTAGGGCTCTCGGCCCACCTCAAGCTGGCGGTAGCGGGCTTCCGCCTTGCCTACCGCCTCCGCCATTCATCAGCCTCCAGTCGGGATACGGAGGCCAACGCCGCCACCACCAGCCGGTGCGGGGCCGGTGCGGTCGATACGAAGGGACTCACGGCCACGACGCTTCTTGGTCTTCTGGCCGTTATCGTCCTCCTCGACCATGATCTCAGGAGCTTCCTGCTCCAGGACCGGCGGGGGCGGCGGGGGCGGAGCCGGGGGCGGCGGCGGAGGGGGTGGCTTTGGAGCGCCTCCACACATGCGGGCTTACCTCTTCAGAATGTTGTCGTTCTGGCGGTCGAACTCCCGCTTGAGCAGGTTGACCACCTTGCGAGCCCCGACAGCGATCCAGATGTCCCGGTCGCTCATGGAAGGGTCCGGGCATTGGTCGGGGAACCGGCGGTCCAACTCTTGGAGGAGTTCTTGAGGGACTATAGGGAATGACATTGGGAAGACTTAGAGAGGGGGATGAACCCCCTCCCCCTATTGGCGGTGGTGCAACCTAATTCTCAGCGCACCGGGCAACCACCCGTCGAACACTCGCCAGCGTCGATCTCGTCCAGGGAGTTCGCCGCGTCGATGTTCACGGGTTCCAGGCCCGCCGCGTACTCCTCGTACTCCTCGCGGGTCTTCACTTCCTGCGGGAGGTACGGGTAGCCGAGGTCGGCTGCGGTCTTGGTGGGATCGTTCCGGTACAGGAAGCTCACGCCGACGTAGTGGTCCCAGTTCTGGTCGATCCAGTTGACGATCTCCGGGACTTCCTCGGGGGCGTAGGAGACCGTGATCGAGCAGTTGTGATCCACGTAGTTGTCCATGAGCAGCTTGTACCGCTCCAGCTGGTCAACCGCGCTCTCCTGGTTGACCTCGACCGTGCGCCCGCTGGCGAGCTCCACGGTGGAGAACTCCACGTCCTCGTAGGCCACCGGGAAGGTGACCAGGACACCCGTGCTGTCGTAGGGGTTCTCGAAGACACGGTAACCGGCCTTCTCCAGCAGGGGCACCACGGGGTCGTGGACCGAGAAGTTCACGTTGTTGAACACGTACTTCCCGAGCGGTCGGTGGACGCCCTCGGTCGTGTCCATGATCTTCGACAGGGTGCCGCTGGGCTTGACCGTGGTGACGGCCTTGGAGCGTGGCAGGCCCAGTTCGTCGGCCATGGAGTTGACACCTTCCTGGGCGACGTAGCGGAGCTTGCGGAAGCCCTCGGGGCTGTTCATACCCTCCCAGCGGACGATGCCCGTGAGACCCACGCCGGTCAGGCGCAGGAACTCGTTGAGCTCGTGCCAGCTACGCTGGAGGACGCCATCGTCCAGATTGACACAGGTCTGCCGGTAATTGGCGCGGGCCACCAGCCGGATGGCTTCGATCAGGCCACCGAAGTTTCCGTTGAATTTGCCCAGGTCTGTCTCAACCAGATTGCAGAACGATTTGTTTCCCAAGAGAATTTCCGCGCACGGGTTGACGCCCTTCCACCACGGGGCACGGCGCAGAGCCGCCTGACCGTTGATGAAGCCCGGTTCACTTCCTCCACCTTCCTGGATCATGTCGAAGATGGCGCGAAGCTCCAGCCGGGTGGGCTTCTGGTAGAACGCGATGGAGTTGTTCGACTGGCCTCGCTGCGGGTTGCCGGTCTCCCAGTGGTTCTTCTTCGCCATTGCGAAGTCCTCCCACTCCAGGTCGCCGAAGGGGACCAGAGCGATCTCGGCGCTGCGACGGCTGGAGAGCGTGGTGCCCAGCCAGTTGAGGATGTCCAGGATGTCGATGCGGGACAGCAGCTGACCGGCGCGGCGGTTCATCAACTCGGCGATCTTGACGAACGCCGTGCTGATCGTGGTGTCGCCGCTGCTGATCCAGCCGTACCCGGACAGGCGGATGCCGGGGCGGCGGATTTCGGAGAAGTCCAGGATCAGCTTGTCCACCGGGGCCTTCTGCGCCAGCAGCTTGCCAGCGGCCTTGGCCCAGGCTTCCGCGCTGTCACCGACGCCGATGTACCAGACCAGCTGGCCGTTCTCGGTGTAGACCTTCTCCAGGTTGCCTTCGCGGCCCTTCGTGGAGAGGTTCCGGGAGCGGATGACCTCGACCGTCACCGGCTTGGTGAAGCCCGACAGGGTGCCGCGCACCGGCTCGAAGCCGACGCCGCAGCCCTGGAGCAACAGCCAGTCGGCGTCCACCACATCGTGGACCGTCTCGACCTTGCCGAAGGAGCAGTTGAACTGGCTCGCCTCGCGGCGCTGCGCGATCTCCGTGCCGCCTAGCCACAGGGTCCGCCCGGAGACGGAGACCTTGCGGGCCAGCATCAGCTGCTTCAGGGCGTTGAGCTCGGCGATCTGGGGGATGTCCAGGGAGCGGCCCTGGGCGCGTTCCCAGAGCCACTGCTGATGGAGGATGACGCGGGTGACGGTGTCGAACCACGTCTCAAAGATCAGGCCCTCGTCGTCCAAGGGCCGGTTGTAGGTGCGCCGCGTGATGATGCGGGCGCGGGTAGTGGGTTCGTGCATGTGGGTGTAGGGCTATTCCTTGCGGATCAGGTCGATCAGAACCGGCGGCTGATAGTCCGGTCCCTTGAGAATCTTCCCGTCTTCCCGGCGGATGGGCTTGCCGGTGACCGGGTCGAGCTTGCTCATGTTGGAGGCGTGGACGCGGGCGAAGGCTTCCTGGCGGACCTCGCTACCGCTCTCCGTCAGGACGTTCTCCAGGAGGTCGGCGATGTGGCACATGCGCCGCATGACCTTCTCGACGCGGTCCTTCAGGGCGGGCTCCAGGTTGTCCAGGTCACCCACCAGATTGACGAGGCCGGTGCCCACGTAGTCGAGATCGGCGAGTTCCTTCAGGAGATCGGCCACGGCCTGCTCGACCTCGCCCCACTCCTCTTCCACCAGCTTGACCCAGAGGGCCGGGTCGGTGCTGGCCTCGAACTTCGTCTGGAACTCGCGGACTGCGGTCGCGTAGTCGGGGTTCACAGGATGATCTCCTCGATCTTCTGGTGGAGGTCTTCGATGGTTCCGTCATTGACCAGGGCGCGGTCGAACTCGACATCGCTCAGAGCGCCCTCGGAGACGTGTCCGACCGTCTTCTGTGCGCCGGGGCGGTGGACCTTCACGATCAGCCCCCCGGCCATCCGCACGGCCTGAAACTCGTTGAAGAAGCGCATGTCGTCGATCACGACCGACTGGCCCTGCTGCATGAAGAGGGCAGCCTCGGCCATGGCGACCTTGGTCCAGACATGGAGGTCGATCTCATGGCGACCCCACTCGGTGCCCAGGGTCTGCATGATCGACCGGGGCGTGACGACGCTGTTGGTGAACAGCGGGAGCGGCTTCTCCTTCAGGTCGCCTTCGACCATCCGCTCCACGGTCTTCACGTCGTATCCCAGGCGCGACAGGAAGACGCGGGTCATGGCCTTCAGGGCACCCGCGAACTTCACCACAGCGAAGCCATGTTCGCGCTCCAGGTACTTGGCGATGACGCTCTTGCCCGATCCCATGACCGGGCTGTAGAGCGCCACCAGCCGGGGGAGGAACCCCGGCAGCGACAGCTGTTCTTCCATGGGAATGTCACTCTGGAGGGTTGTCCAGCAGCCGCCACGCGGCACTGCGGACGATGGTTGGGTACTTGTGCCTGGGCAACGTGTACCCGGTCCCGGCCCCCAGGCTCTTGAAGTCGATCAGCCTCTTGTGCCGGTGCTTGATGGTCTTCCAGTTGGCCTTCAAGCGGGCGCAGATTTCGTCGTAGAGGGGATCGGACAGCAGGCTCTCGTCCTCATGGTAGTAGAGATACGAGGCCATGAGATACCAGGGGACCAGGAGGTTCGGGTTCGCGTCGATCAGGCGGCGGCAGTAGGCGTCCACAGGATGGGGCGCTTGTTCTTGAAGTCGTAGTCCGAGGCCCGAAGGATGCGGGCCACACGGGCGTTCATCAGGGCGACCTCTTCCGACAGACCGGCGGCGGCGTAGCGGGTCACCACGGCCTGCCACTTGTCGTCGGTCGGTTCCTCCCGGTAGCGGATTTCGATCTCGCCCTTGCGGGGACCACGGGTGAGCTCATGCTCGTAGGGGACCAGGATGGTCGGCTCCAGGATCGCTTTGGCGGCGCGGTCCATGCCGATGCCGGGACAGCCGGGGTAGCCGTCCGTCTGGTCGCCCGCGAGCGTCTGGATGAGGTGCCAGTTGTCGGCCTCTTCCTCGGAGACCTCCACGATCCCGGCGTCCAGATCGCGGCAGTACAGGCCGGGGATCGTCTTCATGTCCTTGTCGATGGAGACGATGACCTTCTCACCGCGCACCTTCTGCCAGGTGGCGAGGATACCGAGGATGTCGTCGCCCTCCAGGCGGGGACGGACCATGGCGTCGAGTTCGTCCAGCATCCACTGGCGAATGGCCTTGAGGACCAGCGGCTTCTTCACGTTCTTGCGGTTGCCCTTGTAGGTGGGCATCACGTCGAACCGGAAGTTCCGCTCGCTGTCCGTCAGGGCGATCCGGTACTCGTCGCCGTCGAGCTCATCCATGCAGCGGTCGATTTCGGAGGTCACGGCGTCCCGGACTTCCTGCTCCTCGCAGTGCCACGTCCAGAACCCCGGCTCCCATTCGATGGCCTTCTCGACTGCGGCGCTGGCCTTGTACGCCACCACGTCGCCGTCGATCAGGAGGGTGCGGGCCATTATCAACACTCCTCGTTTATGCGACGGTCTTGACGGCCTTGGTGGGCTTGGCGATCCCACCGACTTCGGGCAGGTAGTCGTTGCGCGTGATCCACTGCCGCCACGTCTCGCCGACGACGCCGGTGCCTGGGAAGATGTCCACCAGTTCGTCACCCGGCTGGGCGTTGAGCATGGAGAACACCCACTCGCAGAAGCGCGGCGGCTTGGCGCCTGTCAGACCCTTCTTGAGCGTGATGTTCTCGGCCACCCAATCGCGCACTGTCTTTTGGTCGCGCGGGATTTTTCGACCGCCGCGCAGGATGACCGGCTCCCAGGCATATGCGAGCCCGACATTCGGCTTGAAGATGGCGAAGGGCTTGACCCAGCTCGCCACCCTCACATCGTCAGGGCACATCGGTAGCAGCGTGCGCAGTGATCCGCTGGAGGCGGACATGGCCCACCCGTCAGGGAACTCATCAACCAGTCTGTCGATCAGTTCCTGGTGGGTCTGCGGGTCGTCCCAGACGTGGGCCTCGTCGTGGTGCTTCCCGTATAGCTTCTTGCCCTGCCCCAGATAGGGCGGGTCGGCGTAGGCGAACTTCACTCTTCACTCTCCTTCTTCTGCTGATCCCCTCAGCGTTCAAGGCGTCCTTGACGGCTTTCCACATGCGGCGGTCGAATGACCCGTCCGCGCCGGTTCGCTCATGTCGCAGGTGACACACCAGGGGCTGATCGGGTTGACGAGGTTCATGGGGTTCGCCGGGTTCATCGGGTTACCGAACATCAGACCACGAACTCCGAGACCTTCGCGGCGGCGGCCAGGGCACGTTCGCGCTCGACCATCGCGCCCTCGCGGCGCTTCGCCAGGGTGTCGATCTGGACCTGATACTCCTCGGCGTCCCGCTGCGCCTGCGCGGCGACGGCCTCCAGATCGGCCTTCAGCTTGGAGAACTTGGACAGCAGGCTATCGACGGTCTTGGGCTTCAGCATCAGTCGGTTCCTTTCGGGAAGGGGATCACGTTGTCGGAGGTCTGGATGGCGATGCGGGTCGCCTGCATCTGGCCGCGCTCCTGGATCAGGAGGGCCATCGCGGTGTGGAGGCAGCGACGGGAGGCATCGGTGGTCGCCTTGTCGTGGGCCTCGGCCAGCAGGATCAGGGCGTCGGCGAAGGACACGCGCTCGTCTTCCAGCGTCGGTGCAACCAAAACAGCTTCTTCGTCCATGTGAACCTCGGTTTACAGGGGGCGGTAGTCGTCGTCGTCCAGGAGGCAGAGCAGCGTCCCGAAGCAGACGGCATAGGCGGTGATGAAGAGAGCCAAGGGGATGGGCATCAGGCTGTCAGAGCCTCCCAGCTGATGGGGAACAGCGGCTGGATGATCTCGCCGACCTGACGGGCGAGCTCCAGGATTTCCTTCTGGGCGTGCGGGTCGGTGCGCTGCCCGTAGAACCGGGCGTAAGCGGCCAGGGAACCTGTCCAGACCCACTGGACCTCGACGCCCTGTGGCAGGACGAAGCGGGCCTGCTCGGGGCACATGCCGTCGATCTCCGTCCAGCGGATGTAGAGGTCGATGGCCTGACGGCAGACCTCCTCGTACTGGCGGGTCAGGATCGCCTGCTTCCACGGGCCGAAGTCCCGGCCACTCCCCTGCTTGGCGCTGCCCTCGGGCTTCTTGCGCCACGTCTCGGGGACGAACAGGCTGGGCCGCGTGATGATGTACCGGCGGGACTGCTCGTTCTCCACGAACCCGGCCTTGTGCTTGAAGCACTGGGTCCGCACCGGGACCGGAGCGGTCATCCGCAGGGTGATCGCGGTGTGGGCGAAGGGGGTCCAGTGGTTGTGCCGCGCCAGGAAGGAGATCAGACGCTGGTCGGCCTTGGACAGGTGCGGCTCCGAAAGCTCCAGGCCCTGGTCGTCGTACATATCCGGGAACCCTTCGCGGTCGAACCCGGCGCGGACCTCCTGGCCCGCCTCGTTGGTCTGGACCCAGTCGCTGGCCTTGTCGAAGGACACGCGGGCGGCGTTCACCACCGACAGGTCTGAGCCCATGTGGTCGATGTATTCGGCCTTCATGCTCTGTCTTCCTCCCAGAGAAGCACAAGGCCGGGAGGAGTAATCCTCCAGACCCGGCCAAACTTCCCTGGCTCTTCTTCGGTAGAGATCAGTCCTGACGAAGCTGCCCATGCCACTTCATCGGCATAGGCTCGCGCCGTGTCCGACTTCGTCGTGAAGCCGCCACGCCACGCCGCCTCCAGGACGGTTCGTTTGCGCTGGTGCATTGAGGGATCAGTGGGTCTGCGCCCAGTTGTCCCCGATGTCGAAGGAGCCCGAGAGCGGGCAGGCGAAGCCCAGGCGTTCCCCGGCGAGGCGGATGGAGTCCTTCGCCATCCGGCCCACGGTCTCCGCGCGATCCTCGTCGGCCTCGATCTGGAACTCGTCGTGGACGTTGGCGACGAACTCGTAGTGCCGACCGGGGAGGAACTCCTGGCCGATCAGCGCCTCGTCCGCGATGACCAGGGCCATCTTCATAATCACCGCGCCCGCCGACTGGAGCAGGGTGTTCAGCGCCGAGTGGTCGGAGCGGGGATGCAGGCGGCGACCGTCGAGACCCTTCAGGTGGCCGCGCTTCTTGAGCATGGCCTTGACCTTCTCGGTCAGGGTCTTCAGCGCCGGGAGGTTCTCAAGGAACCGCTGCCGGGACTTCTTGCCCTTCTTCTTCGCCTTGGCCTCGTTGGTCTCGCCGAGGATGAACCCGAGCTTCATGTCGCCCGCGCCGTAGATGAAGGCGTAGAACCAGACCTTGGCGATGTCTCGCCCGGTCACGTTCTTGCCGTTGACGGGGTACTTCTGCTTGGGGTCCAGGCCGAGGGCGCGGGCGTTCACCGAGTGGATGTCGGTGCCCTGGCTCTTGTCGCCCTCCAGGACGACCTTGATGTACGCGCCGTTGTCGTACCGGGCCATGTACCCGGCGAGACAGCAGAGCTCCAGGGCGTCGGCGTCACAGCCCACCAGCTTCTTCCCCTGGGGGACCGTGAAGAGGGCGCGGCATCGCTCGCCGTAAGGGGCCTTCGATCCAGGAACCTGGGCCATGTTGGGTTTGCTGTGGGTCATGCGACCCGTCACGGCCCCGTTGGTGTTCACCTCGCCATGGACGCGCCCGTCGTCTTTGACGTGTCGCAACCAAGCCTCGTCGCCGGTCGCCAGCTGGCCGAGACGCTTCTCGACCATCAGGTACTCGGAGAGGAGCTTGGCCTCCGGGAAGGGCAGCTGCGAGAGGACCGTCTCGTCCACCTTCGGATTGCCCTTCTCGGTCTTCTCTGTGGGCACCCAGCCCTGCTGGGCCTCCAGCCAGATGGCGATGTGGGCACGACTGCCGGGGTTGAACTCCACCAGCTTGACCTTGTGGAAGGCGCAGCCCTCGACGTAGCCGAGCTTGCGGTTGTCCCGCTTGGGCACCGTCTCCTTGCGTCCATCGGGGAGGAAACGTGGCGGGAAGGCCCGCTGGAGTTCTTCCGTCAACTCCAGTTTACGCTGGACGAGATCGCCGTAGAGCGCCTGCGCCGCGTCCTGATCGAAGAGGAACCCGTACCGCTCCTGCCGTCCGATTATCTCGGCGACCCGATGTTCCAGGTCCAGACAGGTCTCGGGGTAGTTCTTCTCCAGGATGCGCTCCCAGAGCTTCAGGGTGACCTGGGTGTCCTGCTCGCAGTATTCCTGCATCTCCAGCGACCAGAAGGCCCAGGCGTCGTCGTCCTTGGTGTTGTGGGACTCCTTGCCGTAGTCCCCCTTGAGGACGCCGAGGCGGTAACCGAAGGCTTCCAGGCTGTGGCGACCGGCCAGCTTCACCGGGAACTTGCCCTTTTGGGCGCGGCGAACGTCGGTGTCGCGCAGGAGATCGCGGGGCCAGATGACGCGGGCGCAGATCAGGGTGTCCCGGACCTTGCCCTTGGGCTTGAAGCCCCGCAGCCGGTCAAGCACGGGGATGTCGTACTTGACCACGTTGTGGCCCACGATCAGGTCGGCCTCCTCCAGGAGGTCCAGCCCAACGTCGATGGAGTGGAACCGCTCCCCGTCCGCCGCCACGTCCGTACAGGAGATGACCTCCCCCGTTTCGATGTCGCGGAGGACCAGGGAGTGGATCGTGGTGGCTTGGAACAGGAGGCCGTTCGTCTCAATGTCGAAGACGAAGGACCGGCCCATCAGGACGCCTCCGCCCAAGCGGATAAGTGAACGTGCTGCATTTCTGCCCTCTCGCTGGAGTGACAAAAGCCCCAGCGAGGGACCGACCTTAGAAGTCGTCCTCGTCCGGGGCGCTGCTGGTTTCGTCGTGGAAGTCCGGGCTGGTCTCGGCGAGACGGCCCGTGTCGTGGTCGTAGCGGAGGTGAGCGGCGACACCCGTGCGGCCACTGAAGCGGTTCTTCAGGACGCGCAGGGTGGTCAGGTCGGCGTCGTCGCCTTGCTGATCTCGCTCTGCTCCGATGACCATGTCGGACAGCTGTGCGATGGAGTGGGAGCCGCGCAGCTGGGAGAGACTGGTGACTGCGCCCTGCTCATGTCCTCGGTTGCCCTCGGGGCGGCGGAGGTGGGACACCAGATGCATTCCGCATCCGGTCTCCTCCACGAAGGAGCGGAGCTTGGTCATCACCACGTCGATGGTCTTGCGCTCGTCGCCATCCTCCAGGCCCGAGACCACGATGGAGAGGTGGTCGAGGATGATCCAGTTACAGCCGCAGCCATGAACCAGATACCGGACACGGGACAGGAGGTTGTCGATGTCGGTGGACCCGAAGTGGTCGTAGCAGAACCACCGGCCTGAACCGGCGGTCGCCTCGTAAGCAGCCCGTCGCGCAGCCTGCTCGTCCTCGGGCAGCTGCGACCAGGGCGTAAGGTCGAGATGAATGGGGCGCTGGAGGTAGAGGCCCATGAGCCCCGTGGCGGATCGCTTCTTGGACTCCTCCAGACGGAGGACGCCCACGGTCTCGCCGCTCATCAACAGGTGGTACTCGATCTCGCGGGTGATGGCGGACTTACCCACGCCGGACCCTGCGGTCCAGGTGACCAGTTCGCCCCGGCGCTGACCGAGCGTGACCTCGTTGAGGCCGTCGTAGGGGTACGGGATGCACTCCACATGCTGGTCGGCGGTGATCTCGGACCAGAGCTCCCGACCATCCACGATGCCGTCCGGGCGGAAAGTCTTCGCGCCCCAGATGGCGTCGATCACGGCCTTGCCCTTGCCAGCCTTCAGAGCCTCGTTGGGGTCTTTGAAGTCGGCCATGCGGGCGATCTTGACGCGACCCGGCGGGAACAGGGTGGCGCACTCGTTCGCCGCCTTCTTGCCGGGATCGTCGTTGTCGAAGAACAGGACGACCGTCTCGAAACCGAGGAGCCAGTCCAGCTGCTTCTGGAGGGACTTGCGAGCGCCCTGCGCCCCGTTCGGGACGGACACCACGGGCCAGCGGTTGTCTTGCAGCTGGCTCACGGTGAGGGCGTCGATCTCGCCTTCGGTGACCACGACCATCTTGCCCTGGTCACGCCACAGGTGCTGGCCGTACAGACCGGCTTCCTTCATGGAGCCGACGACGACGAAGTCCTTGTTGGCGAAGCGGACCTTCTGGGCGACGACGTTCGTGCCCGAGGGGTCGTAGTAGTCGGCGACCTGGACGGGCTTGTCCTTGAAGGTGCCGACCTTGTAGCTGAACTTGCGGCAGGTATCCTCGGTGAGACGGCGCTTGGAGAGGGCCTGGAACTCGCCCTCCACGAAGTCGGCCATGCGTCGTCTCCGGGAAGCACGCTTCGGCTGCTCGCCGTCAGCAGGCTCGTAGTATTCGCAGCCGAAGCAGTAGGCGTGACCATCCGAGTAGCGGGCCAGGTTGTCCTTGGACCCGCACTCGGGACAGGGTTCGTGGCCGACGAACTCAGAGGTGTCGTCGGTCATGTAAACCTCAGTTGGCGGCTCGCTTGATCGCGGCGCTGACCTCGGCCTGGGCCGCTTCGATCTCGTCCACGGTCGTCAGGACTACGAACTGCGGCAGGCGCTCGGCGGGGCACTCGGTGGTGAAGGCCAGGGCGATGGAGACCGCGCCGATCATCGCCGCCTCCTGCGGGTTGTTCGCCGGGATCACGATCTCCTGGCCCAGCTTGGCGTTCGCCACGGCCACGAAGGCGATGCCCTGCATGTACTCCGGGGCGGAGTCGAAGATGCTGTTCGCCACTTCTTCGGTCAGGTTGGCGGGGAAGTCGAAGGTCATCTGCATAGCGTCGGTTCCTTGTGTTCGATGGGGAGGGGAGACAGAGGGAGGGGTCAGGCGACGTTGCGCGAGACCTTCGGCATCCGCGTCCAGTCCAGCTGGTAGCGCGTGTACTGCTTGCCGGTGATCTTGTGCTTGCGGCGAACCCGCTTGATGGGGATGCCCGCCTCTTCCATGTCGCAGATGCGACGGGCCAGGGTCGCGGAGGTGATCCCGTAGTCCACCATCGCCTGGAGCGCGGTGACGTGGCCGCAGCGGACCATGTGCTTGTAGAGCTTCATGGACTGCGGGGAGAGAACCTTCAGGATGCCGTTGAGCTCGGCGTGGGTCAGAGGCATGGTCAGTTCCTTTCTCGGCTGTCGAGCGCGTTGAAACGCAAAAAGCCCCCGCCAGCCGGAGCCAGCGGGGGCGATCTCATTGGAGCGTTGGTGCAACCTATTCGGCTGCGCGGGCACCCACGACCGCAGCCCACCAGGGCTTCACGTCGAAGCACGGGCAGGCTTTGCGGACGCCAGGGAGGTCGCGGTGACCCAGCACCTCGGCATCCGGGTAGCGGGCCTTGAGGTCGGTGATGAGGCGGGCGAGCGCCTCGTACTGGGCCTCGGTGTAGGTGTCCTTGGGGTGGCTGTTGGAGGCGTCCATACCGCCGATCAGGCAGATGCCGATGGAGGTGCGGTTGTAGCCTCGGGCATGAGCGCCGGGGATCGTCTCGTCCCGGCCCTCTTCCACGGTGCCGTCCAGGCGGATCACGTAGTGGTAGCCGATCATTCGCCAGCCGCGCTGACGATGCCAGCGGTCGATCTCCTGGGCACCGATGTCACGACCCTCTGGGGTCGCCGCCGTGTGGACGACGATGCGTTCAATCTTTCGGGGGTTCATGGAGCCAGTCTTCGGGGATGCTCTTGGCTGCGTAGGGGAAGCCGTGCTTCTCGCACCACATCGCGTAGGTGGTCTTGGACTGCTTCGAGATGCGGGCGTTGGGGTTGGAGAAGACGAACCGGATGTCGATGTCCGGGAACTGCTCCTTGATGAGCAGGTGCTTCTGCCGGTCAGCGGTCACGAACCGGCCCTTGGTCTCCACCACGATCCCGTTGGGAAGCACGAAGTCGGGCGTGTAGCGGGCCTTCCGGGCGGGCCGGGTGTATTCGATCCGGTCCTCGGGAGCCTCATAGCGGTAGTCGATACCGGCTTCCTGGAGCTCCGCAGCGATCTTCTCCTCAAGGCCGCTGCGGAACCCGTGCTTGATGCCGGGATCGACCGGCTTAGAAGTCCGCGTCTTCGTCGTCGTCTTCGTCCGACGCGCCTTCATCCTCGTCCTCGGTCTCGGTGTCCTCTTCGTCCTCCGCATCGGAGGCGTCGAAGCCGTCCTCCTCGCCGAAGCCGTAGCTCGACGCGGAGCCGCCACCACCACCAGTCACCAAGTCGATGATCTGCACGGCCTCCAGCTGGAGCTTCACGCCGTACTCCATCTTCGGGTTGACCCAGGGCTGGGCGGTGAACGCCACGATGATCTCGCTGCCGCCGTAGACGGACACCTTGGTCTTCTTGCCCTTGGCGTCGAACAGCGGCAGGGTGCGGGACCACCGCTTGCCGGTCTTCTTGGAGGTGCCGCTGGCCTTGGACTTGAAGCGGAACATGACCTCGCCGGTCTCTTCACCGTCCTCGTCCAGGGCCTCGGAGTACGGGAGGTCCGCCTCCTTCGCCTTCTTGCGCTTGGCCTTGGCCTTCTTCTCAGCCTCTTCCTTGGCCTCGTTCTGGGCCTCGGTGATGATCTCGATTAGGGCCTGGGCGTCTTCCTCCGACACGCGGAGGTCCGTTTTGAAAACCCCATCGGCGTCGAACTTGGTGTCCGGCTTTTTGAGCCAGGGGTAGACGGCGATGCCACGGGCCTTGTGGATCGGCAGCTTTTCCTTCTTCTCGCTCATGTGACCTTCTCGGTTGCGGATCGGTTCACTTACGGTAAGCCCGCTCAAGGGCGGGAACATCGAAGCCCTGCTCGCGGAGCTCGGCGAACAGGGTCATGGGGATCGGGCGACCGGCCCGCCAGATGGCGATGGCCTTGCCCAGGGCCGACTTGTGTTCGGTCATCTTCGCTATCCTGCGAACTGCTGGTTTGTCCTAGCGTTGGTGCAACCCAATCACCGACGACGCCGCTTGCCCCGCTTCGGGCGGCGGGGCTTGTGGTCATCGCTGCGGGGGAACAAGGTGTCTCGGACCAGGGCGGCCATGGCGTGGCGCTGCCCCTTGTCCAGGCCGGTGCGGTCGAACGTGTGGCCGTCGATGGTCACCGTGTCCTGACCGGCGTTCATGCGAATGGTCAGCTTCATGCTGCGCCTCCTTGTGAACTGGAGTTGACAGGCTCGGTAGGAGCGTTGGTGCAACCCAATCAGTCGGCGTTCTCAGCGATGATGTGTTCGCCCTCGGCGATGCTGGGGAGGAAGCCCTTCTTCATGGTCAGGAGCCCAGCCATGTAGAGCTCGGCGATCTTCTGCTTGCCTTCCTTCGTCACCATGATCTCGACGTGCCCGTAGCGATCATCGAACTTCTCGGTGAACAGCGCGTCGAACTGCCGGTAGACGCGGTAGGCCCCGCCGCGCCGGTACAGGTAGCCCAGGTCCAGAAGGTCGCTCTTGATCTTCATGGCGTTGACGCCGGGAAGGGTGCGGATGAACCGGGCCAGCGTATGGTCGTGCTTGCCGATGGTGGTCTTGAGACCGCCGATGGTCTTCTCCTTGTCCTTCACCTCCTGCTTGAGGCGCTCGACCTTGCGCTGGAGAATGTCGATGGCCTTGAGGACGAACTCCTCTTCCGACATCTCCCCGGTGGCGACCTTCTCCTCACCCATCACATACGCCCCGTCCTTGCGGATGGCGGGCAGAACCTCGCGGGTCACCCAGTCCTGAAAGGCGCGGGCCTGGGGCTTGTCGGAGCGCATGATGAGCTTGTAGAGGCCGCTCTCGGAGACACAGCGAGCGCCACGGTTCGGGAAGCTAACGTCATTCAGATTGACGTTAGAGCGGGAAAGGTACTGCTCCTCGTCCCGTCCAACAGCGGTGAGGTGCCGGGCCACGCCTGCTCCATCAGTCGCAAGCCCGAGGGCGCGGCAGACATCCACCGCCACGAACCACGGCTCGCCGTCGATGGTGACCACGCGGACGGGAGCGGTCTTGAAGGTGAAAGTGGTCAGGTCTTTCATCATCAGGTTCCTTTCGTTCATGTGGGAACCCAGCGGCCACTAAGGAGCGGTCGGCTGGGTGTCGTTATGGCGTTGGTGCAACCCAATCGCCCGGATGCAAACTCGGGTTCACATCCGGGACGGTCTCGGAAGCGAGACTATTAGGCGAAAAAGAAGTCGGACTCCCGGACCAGTTCAACGTCCAGGTCGCCCTTCTCGGGGAGCTCGGGCAGCTTCTCCATGTTCTCGTCGGAGAGCATCATCGCCACGTCCACCCGGAACTCGGCCAGGGGGTCGTGGCTGGTGTAGAGTTCAATGAATGCCTCGCGGATCAGCTGGGACATGGCCTCCACGTCCGCCGCCACAGTGCCGTAGCTGTCGTGAACCATGGCGTGGGCGGTGATCCCGTGGGCCTTCGCCCAGACCACGTACATCCGCATGGCCGTGGCGTCCATGGAGTGGACCCAGTTGGGCGCGATGCCCTGGGACTGGCGGCGCTTGTCGATGGTCGGCTTGTTCCCGTCCAGGGTGAAGTACGTGGTCTGCCCGTCGAGGACGGTCTTCACCCGCTTCGCGGCCCGCTCCTTGTACGCCTGGGAGACCATGAAGCCGTCCGGGGTGTACCACACCACCGGCAGACCCTCGGAGCCAGCCAGGGTGGCGCACTTCTTGAGCCAGTCCATGCCGACGCGAGCGGCCTTCACCACCTCGCCGATGGAGTTCCAGACCAGGGGCTGGAGCCAGCGGCTCGCCTGGAAGATGCCGTCACCGCTCTCGGTCTCGAACACGTTCTTCGCGCCCCCGGCCAGCTTGTCCCGCATGGCCTCCTCAATGAAGTCGCGGCACGAGAAGATGGTCGAACCGTAGGGCAGCGTCATCACCGGGCGCTTGGTGATCTTGCGGTCGATCCCGAAGTCCAGCCAACGCTGGGCCATGTCACGATCCTCCTGGGTAATGGTCTCGGATGCGGAACCATCAGGACACACGTATCCCTTGACCTTGGCGATGACCACGTCCGCGACACGTTGGTAGATGTCCTCGGGCGTATCGCTCGGCAGCAGGTTCACCGCCGCGCCCCCGACCGGGTCACGCAGGGCGGCGCTGTAGTGCTGGAGCCCGTTGCAGGAGCCGTCCAGGCTGACCGGCAGGGAGGACACGAAGCCCCAGCCGTGGGCCTGGAACTGCGCCCACTCACGGCAGAACGCCAGGAACTGCCAGGGCTTGTCGGCCCCGGACCAGAACGAGAAAGCCTCGCCGTAGGGCTCGGTGCCCGCAGCCAGGATGGCGTCCTCGTTCTCCTCCACCCAGCGGATGCGATCCTCCAGGCTGACCTTGTCGTAGCCGAAGAGGTTGGAGCCGTGAATGGCGAGCCAGCCCGCCGCCACCTCGTCGTTGATCGGCTTGCCTTCGGCGAAGGTCAGCAGGGCCTTGGCGGTGTCCGGTCCCTGCGGAGTCAGGAACATGGGGATGGCGTACACCCGGCCCCGGAAGTCCATCTGGTGCGGGAAGTAGACGCGCTCGTACTTGGAGAACCGCTTGGCGAGGTCCATGATGCGACGGGCCTGGACCCGGCGGGACTTGGTCTTGGCGTTCCGCTCATGGACCTTCGCCGCCCGCTTCTTCCAGTCCCGCTTGGCCTCCTCGTTGGTCTCAAAGTCCTTCGGACGAACCGGCAGCGGGATGTTCTCCGACGCAGGCAGCTTGCCGATGGACAGGCCCCGGTCCCAGGCGACCTCCATCGCCTCCAGGACGAACGTGTTGACCTTCCAGGCGGTCTCCTGGATGGCGTTGACGGCCTCGTAGACCTCCTCCATGGACAGGTTGGAGAGCTCCTCCAGGTACGCCTTGTTGCGGGACTTCACCAGGGTCAGGTCACGCACCATGCCCGTCCGGTAGCCGCCGCTCCAGGGCGAGGTCCACCGCTTGGGCGGGACGATCATCGGCCAGCGGGCGGGAGACAGCGCGGCCATGTCCTCGGTCGCCTTCTCGATCCACCGCATGGTCTTCTCGGTGGCGGTCACGATCAGCGCCGTGTCGTTCTTGCCACGGGTCATGCGCTTGACCTCGACCAGCCCGGTCTCGGCCTGGACGATGTCGATCAGCTTCATGCCCACATGCAACTTGTCCTGCTCGGGCCAGTGCTTGAACTGGACCTCGGCCACGTTCGCCATGAAGCGCATGACGGACTTGGTGTGGCGGCGGCTGGTGGACTTCTCGACCTTCCGGGACGCGCCCTTGAACCACTGCGGCTGCTGGCGGCGGAACTCGCCGAACCAGACCTCGTCCTCCAGCGCCGTGGCGATCTTGACCGCCGTGTGCTGGGCCATGTTGTAGTGCGAGATGCCGTCCAGGATGCGGCGCAGGGCGACGAACGCCACCACGTCCGGGTCCATGCCAGCGAGATACTTCGCGGCGATGTGGCGGCGACCGGGCTTGCCGCTCGCGGCCTCGTCCAGGAACCCCTGGATGCCCTTCGACACTGGGCCGATCAGGTTGCGGATCAGGGCCACGCCGTAGCTGGTCTCGCTCTCGTTCTTCTCCTGCTGCCGCTTGGTCACCTCGGAGAGGAACTGGCTGCGACCAGCCTCCATCATCTCGGCCTCCAGCTTGTGCTGTTCCTCAACGAGGCGGCGCAGCTGGGTGAACTTGGTGTTGCTCTCCTGGGTGATCTCGTACTTCGCCAT